AACGCGAATTAAAAGTGAGACATATTCAAACTGTTCATCCCTATCGGGAATTTTCTCTTGAATCTTTTGAATCAGGTTTTTACTTTTTTCTTCTTTGATTTCTTTTTTGTCTTGTGGGTCTTGTACGGCATCCATCAAAGATAAATGAAAGTTACTTAATTACTTTAGCTCAAACTAGCTAGGTTAGTCTTCCTCGGGTTCGTCTGAAGTCTTGCCATGAAGTTGAGACTTGATCTGATCATGTTCCTCAGTTAGCTGAAGGAAGATGTCTTTGACTTTCTCTGAAAATTTCTCATCTTCACTTTTAGCAGGATTGTCTGAGTCCATGTTTATGCAGTAATAAACCGATTGAAGATCTCTGGTTTTTTATGCTCTCAGCAATTTTCTCTATTTGTAGCATATCTGAAGCATCAAAATTCTTTATATCTGAAAGTATATCTAGATCCTCCCTAGAAAATTCAAGGTCAGAAATACCATCCTCGATTATTTTTTCTTGAGATCCGGGTTGAAAAGATGCGGTCACTTGACTTATACGTTAGAACATACGTATCTACCGATCGCTTCTATTTATCCCTGTCGCCTTGCAGTTAACTGTTCATAGGACAAGTTTTACAGAAGGCGACGCAAGAAACTAGATTTGATAAGTAGGTACATAAGTATTCTTACCATAAGAAGAAGTAATGTCAAACACTTCGTTATCCCAAATCGTAGGTTACGCGAGGGTTAGTACTTCCGCTGGCGAACAGCTTTCTGCGCTTGAAACACAGAAGAGTCGCTTGAAATCTGCGGGTGTTCAGAAGATATTTACTGATGTTGAAAGTGGCCGAAGTAATGACAGGCAGGCGTTTAATGATCTGCTTCAATTAATAGATAAGAGAGCTATAAAAGAGATAGTTGTTACTAGGTTTGACCGGCTTGGAAGAGACGCGGCATACGTTGATGCTGCTCTAGTTCTTGCGTCAAAAAAGAGCGTCGTGATACGTACAATTGATACCGGCGTTATTGATACTATTTCGCCTACAGGTTTTCTAATGTCTCGGATTTCTACCAGTCTTGCCGAGATGGAGAGCAAAATGTTGAGTATGAGAGTTAAGAAAGCTCTCGATCAAAAATGGAAAGACGGAAAGATACCAATAGGAAAAATAGCTTGGGGTTATCACAGAGTTAAATACTTAGATAAAGATCGTTTAGAACTTCATCCAGTCGAAGGACCAAGAGCAATTAAGTTTTTAGCAGTATTAAAAGATAACGGATATAGGCTTTATAAAACACTCAATGAATTTGAGGATATTCCTTTAACCAGATTATCTAGCGTTAAAAAATGGCTTTACAACCCTGTCTTGAGAGGAGGCATAGGTCTGCAAAAAACAAATGGTTACGGGTATAAAAAGATTATCTGGGGATTACATGAACCTTTAATTCAACATGAAGACTGGTACGCGATTAAGCGTGTCATGGAGTTAAATACAAAGGCGTGGGGTGCAAGTGCATCGGTGAAACCAAAACTTCTTACTGGCTTAGCTGTTTGCTCTTGTTGCAATCATCGTTTGGCCTATTTACCTCGTAAAAAAGAAACACATTCTTATGCCTTACGCTGCAACTTTATTAAGTGCGATCTATATCAAAAAAGAATTAAGGCAACAATGATCGAAGAAGCTATTAATGCAGCGTTAGCTAAACGATCAAAAGAACTCGCCAGTTTAACTGAATCTGAACCGGTGGAGGTAACGAAGCTTCGCAACGAAATTGATAATTTATCTAAACTTGATGATTCTGATTTAAAGGAAGTTATCGAGAGGAAGAAGGAAAAGTTAACTGGTTTGCTGTTAACTGAGTCTCCTATTTTGAAAGAACGTGCGAAGTTGATGTCTGAACCTTCTTTTTGGAAACACGCTTTGAGTCTCGATGACAACCGCCTACGCGAGATTTATCTCGAATTCGTTGTGAAGGCGGTAGCAAACCCAAAGGGTGTGACTGAGGTGGAGCTGCGGATTTAGCTTTCTTGTAATCTTCGATTAAAGATATAAGAACATCTCTGACTGACAAAGATAACTTTTAACTAACTCCTTAAAAAATAAAATCTAATGGGTCTATTTCAGCAGGTTCCTTCAGACTCATGTAACAAATCATTAGCGATTATTTGATAACTAGGATGATTCTGTATATGTGCTTTTAACGCTTCAATGCAAACATCATTAATACTCTTTTTTGAATATGCAGCAAATACAGATAGTTTGTGATGGCATATATCCTGCATATTCACAGTTATTCGTTTCATGTTTTTGGGAAGGAAGTCAAAGTAAAACTAAGTTAACTATCCCATATAGGAATGTCTACGTACGTAATTACGCCTAGTAGCAAATGCTACTTTATAGATCCCTAAGTGTCACCTCTGGCTCAAATTTAGTTCTCCTTTTCGCACTTCTAAACTTACTTTTTCCTTTCCTAATCTTCCTAGCTCCCTCAAGAAAGTTAACTGCTCTATGAATCTCGCCAGCGGTTGCCAAGCTAACTGACTTTCTAAGCATTCGTAAAACTTCAGATCTAGGATTGTAGTCCAAGAAAAGCTAACCTAGCTGAGTAACTACAACTCTATACGGTGAACTTCCTAGATTCAATAGGCCAGCACTTTGTTTATCGTTCACCTGATCCGTGGACTGGTTATGTCAACGGTCTTCGGCAGTTAACCAGTAAGAAGTTACAGAAGCTGGCCGGTACTAGAACCCACTACAGCAAGAAGACTTTAATCGCTATGTTTCTAGCCCAGTAGGGTCTTGCTAAGAATCAGCAATTATCATGTACTCATCTCCATAAACGTCCCGCCTAAACGTGAGATCTTTTTTATCAATCACTACTTCGGGCGGTGCTAATACCTGCGTTGTATAGAATCTAAAATCACATCTTTTACACTGTCTTCTCCTAATTGTTATTGCCTCCGGGTCTTTACGAGTAAAAACTACCCTAGTTGTTGGATACCCGCAGTAAGGGCAAGGTGGCATTGTTGTGTTTGCAGGTGGTCTCATTTAGCATCTCCCCAATTTTCAGCCCAAGACCCTTCAGCAATGAGGGCTATTTCGTCACCAAATATCTCTTTTCCAGCGTCTTCCATTACTTTTTTAGCCATTTCGAGGACTTTTTCGGCCTTATCGCGTTCACATTCGATCACGACCTCATCATGGATCTGAGCAATCAATCGTGCAGTTTTATCAATAACCGGTAGTCGATCATATATGGCTGACATCGCCAGCTTCACCACACTCGCACAACTCCCCTGAACTAGATTATTCGCGAAAGTCGTATGTTTTGCAGCTTCACCATGTAGAAAACGACGACGACCATCAACCATTCTGACAGCTTCGCCTCTATCCACCCGGTTGCGACATTCTTTATGCCACTCAGCGATTTTTGGATATGCCTGTAACCACGCTTTAAGAAATTTTTCTCCCTCCTCGTAACTAATAATTTGCCCGAGTGACGCGAAATAATTAACGAGTCCTTGTGGGCCTGAGCCATAGGCACAACCGAAGTTACATGCCTTCGATTTTCTTCGCTCTTCATCAGTAATTTCAACCTCCTTTTTGTTAAACATTAGTGAAGCGGTGCGTCTATGAATATCAACACCAGCGTTAAAGGCGTTCATCATTTCTTTCTCGTTGGCAATTCGGGGAGAACACAAAGCTCTCAACTCCATACCTCCGTAATCCAAAACAACTAATAGTCTCCCCTTCTTAACTCTGAATAGATAACGCATATCTCCGCGAGGAACATTCTGAAGATTCGGAGATGAACTCGAATAACGACCGGTAAAAGTACCAATCTGGTTGAATCTTGAATGAATACGGCCTGTTTCTTCGACTTGGTGTTTAATCAGTGTTTTGCACATCTGTAACTGCTTATCTGCTTTCTTCCATCTGAGATAAGTGTCCACTAACCTTCGTTCTCTAAAGCCGGCTAATAGTTTTTGGTCGAGACTCGGCTTACCTTCCTTATCTACCGGTTCAATACCAATTACTTTCCAGTATTCAAGTGTTTGTTTGGCAGATCCGCAGTTGTAGCCGGCGTATTTTTTAGTGCCGAGTCTGATACTGCCTGTTGTTGCTTTTCTAAGGTTAAAACTCCCGTCTTCATCTCGCGGTAAACCTTCATGTCCGATTTCCATTAATTCACCGTCTAGGTCTTCAATGTATGCAGCTTGGGTTGATGCACTTGTTTCGATTAGATCTTCGACTTGATGATCCATTGCACGACGGTCCATGCGAAAACCGGTTGCTTCCATTTGAATGGTTGCTTTAATTGCGCGGCACTCAATCTCGTAGGCGGTAGATAAATCCTCTGCCTTAATGCGCTTCATCATTTTTAAGCAACACTTATATGTGTATTCAACGTCTTTCATTCCATATTCAATATCTGCCTCAGTTAGTACCTTGTTCATCCAATCTTGAGCTTGAAGAGTTTTATCCATGACGACGGATAATTCTCTTTTCGCTACATCAATCAACTTGTGACTAATACCCGGTATTCCATTGTTTAGTAAATAACTTTGAAACATGGTGTCATGGACCTTCCCTTTGATATCAATCCCACAAGCTTGCAATACCCGTATATCAAAGTTCGCGTTGTGGAAAACTATTACTAACTTAGGGTCTTGAAGGAATTCAGTTAAGGTGAGCCAATCTGACCCAGTTGCATCATATGTATCTAAATAAAAAGAATACTTAGGACTCCAAAACTGAATAAGTCTTACACTTCCCTTTCCATTAAAGGCATGAGGAATTAGGGCTGTTTCGGTGTCAAGCGCAAAGGATGGACCCAAGCGCTTGAGCTTGTTGAAAAGTACAAATCGTTCCATTGATTACTCCTTCTCTCTCTTGAACGCTTTTCTCATTGCGTATTCGTAGAAGTACGCGGCCATCGCTTTTCTTAGACGAGGTGTGTCACGGTCTTTAGAAGTGACCTTAGTTTCTGCAATTAACCGGTCTAGTTCGTCATCGGTTAGGGTCTCGACCTGATCTAGTTCTATATCTCTCTTAAGTAAATAAGAGGCAAAATAGTGAGATTCTTGCATGGGGATCTCCCGGTGCAGTTGATCTTCTTTCATGTAATGGGATGTTATGAAAGTCATAATAGTTTTTCGAGTTTAGAACGGATGTCATCGGTAGGGTCTTGTTCACAATCAGTTTCTTCTTTTGCTTGCTCTATATACATAGAAATTGTCTCAGCGGTAACCTCCTTGCAAGCCTTTTCAAAGTCTGAATCAACACTGGCTAACTGTTCTCTCACTAAAATTAAGGTGGTTATATCACCTTGCAGTGTTGCTAGATCTTGTTGAAAAGCCCAATACATCTTTTGGTCTTCTTCGCTTAGATTCTTATTAATGTATTTAGATAGAACTGCATAAAGTTCGTTTAACCGACACTGACTTTGGAGTAAAAAGACTTCTAAAAAGTCCAGTGTTTTCGACTTCATTAAAGAAGGTTTATAAACTTGCGCGTGTTTTGCGGCGTGAAGGATTCGGCGTTGATCTCGGGTCATAAGAGGTTTAGTTTTTTCTGAACTGCGGCTAATACATCTGGGGGTAAGTCATCATCTTTGAACTGGTTAGTTCCATAACAGAAACGAACTTTACCTGTATCTTCTTGTTCTCTTTTCCAGCAAACTGTATAGAGAATTGCTCCATTAGATAGGAGTCCATCAGTAGTGTTAATAGCGACTTTCAAGGTCATGGATCATCCTCCTTAACTGGAGGGTCTTCATATTCTTCAAATAACCAGTCATCTAAGCGTTTCGCGATGATTGCCGGGTCTTGCTCTTGTTTAGTTTCTTTATTTGTCATTTTTTCCATAGGTAACTACTTTTAATTCCTCAAGAATTTCAATAAAGTTTTGAAAAGCTTCAGGGTCATTTACAAACTTTTTAATGTCTTCGGGTTCCCAATCTCTGACTATTTCTCCTTGGGCATAGTCAGCTCCGTACTTGTCATAAGGAGCAGCAAATATTTTTCCTTCTTTCCCAATCCAATAGGTATTACCAGTTTTGTTGTCGTATATCATCACGCCACCTCCACAGCTTGTAAAGGGCCATCAACTTGCACAAGTCTTTCTAAGATCTTGATTAAGTGCTGGAAGTTTGCTGGATCTTCCTCAAAATCCTCCATATTTTCCCAGTCAGATAAATAATCAATTTGATTAAGATCAGGTTGGCTATCTATTTGAGTAGGAGCAGACGAAAAACGCCCTTCTTCTAACCAATAAGTTCTACCTGTCTTTTCGTCGTTAATAAAAAACGTACCGAACAAATTGTATTCAGAAGAATTTGTGTCAGGCATGAGATGTACTCCATGTAATGTGATGCGATGTTTGATTGCTTAAAAATTAAGTTACTCCTTAATTACGTATGTGTCAAGTAATCAAGGAATAACTTGCTTGCATAGACTAATCGCCTTAGTATCCGATTCCCGAGAGAACACAGAATTTGAAGGAAACTGAAGCACCCGAGATACTCAAAGATCTAGGTCCACTCAACGGTTTAGCAGGAGATACGAGATTCCTTCCAGTACAAGGAAAAAAACCTTATGGGGGTGGTGGAGACGCAACAAACTGGAATCGCAACCCCGCTAAATGGTTAACAGCTCCACAGATATTCGAGTCAAGAGCGTTAGGGAAATATCCTTCAATTGGTTTAATGACCGGTAGTAGGGTTGGTGGTTACTGTTGGCTTGACTTCGATGGTAAGAAAGTTGATGAGCGTACAGGCGAGATTATTTGCGGTAAACATACCTTCAATGAGCTAACCAACTATCAGCTAACTCAGGAAGATCTACTCAAGCACTACAAATCACCGGTCAATATCAGCGGTAAGAAAGATCGGATGCGAATCCTCTACCGAATACCAGCGAAATACGCAGATGAGCTATCTAGTAAGTCATACGACCAAGGGAAATTAGAGATTATTTACGAAGCAACAGAGCGCGGCCAAAGGCATGGGGTAATTGAGGGTATTCATCCAGACGGGCAGGAAGAAGGCAAAGATCTCTATTACCGGTGGTTAGATGGCTATTCTCCAGAGGATTTAAAAGTCGCTGATTTACCTGAACCTGTAATTGAAGGTTGGTTAAGGGAGATAAATAAAAAAGTTAAAGAAGAAAAACCTACAGATAAAGGACCAACTTTCTTCGATTACCTCAGTCCGGGGGAGCAGAAGAAATTGATCTATGAAATGATGCCTTTTCTACCTTATCGAGATGCGGTTGGAAGTACTTATCGAAAGTGCATGAGAATTGCTTTAAGTCTTTGGAGAGGTATAGGTGATCGTCAAATTTTTATTGAATGGATTATAGGAAGTGAGTGGGATCTAAAATCTGACTGGGATGGAACTAAATACAACAGGAAAGAAAATTACGTAAATGGAGGAGCTTTACTTCCTTGGATTGACTCACTTATTGCCAGTCCAACTGACGATACTAAAAAGGTAGATAAATGGGGTTCGGTATGGAAGCTCGCGGAGGAGAATGGTTGGAAATTACCTGATTGGGCTAAAGGTTGCCTTCCGCCGAAGATTCTGGCCGAAGGACTACTAGAAAAGTCAGCTAAACTGGCGGTAGAATTAAGGGAAGCTATTACAGCTATTGAGCAATCAGAAGTATCCCCTTCCCAAAGACTTCTAGCAATGCAAAATTTGCGTAAAGAACTAAAGATTAATAAGCAAGACTTTACCCAGTTGGTTTCTATTCTTCAAACTGAATTAAGTGATGAGAAAGATAGGACTAAGACGTTTGCAGAGTCTATGAAAAAGCGAATTAAGACAGAAGCGATCATACCCAGACTATTAGCAAAAGGAAGCGTCACTTTATTGGCTGCTGACGGGGGCTGCGGTAAAAGTTCGTTTTGCTACCGGCTTAGCGAGGCATTAACTACTGGTAATGATTTCGCGGGTGGTTACAAAATACCTAAAGCAGTACCTATTTTGTTTGTGCAAAAGGATGAGCCAGAGGCAGATGCACAAGATAAGTGGGAGATACAGGGACTAGAACCAAACGGAGATCTATTTCACATGATGTGGGACTGGAACGCTGGAATGTTCCCCGAATTGCGTCAAAAAATAGTGGAAACAGGTGCAAAAGTGGTGTTTATGGATAGTTTTGCGTCTCTTTTCGCTGAAAGTGGCACATCTATGAACGATGCTGAGATGGGCCTATATGTGTATATGCTAAACCGGTTAGCTAGTGAATTAGAGATCGCTATTGTTGTTACTCATCACTTGAAGAAGGACCAGAGTAGACAGAGACCGGGGCAAGCACCTCAAACTAGGAGCGTTTCTAAGTCGGATCTTTACGGTTCAGCGTATCTCGTGAATGGCGCAAGTAGTGTTTGGAGCTTGTATATAGAGCAAGAGATGGGAGTAACAGAAGAGAATAACGATACACCTCTAATTGTTTTAAAGGTCTTGAAGAATCGGAACTCTATACAGGAGATAGGGGAGAAGGTGAGATTTCGAGGCAATAAAGAGGATCTAAGTTTTGAGTTTGTTTCGTTAAACGGAAGCAACTTAACTTTGAATGACCTAGATACGTTACGGGTAAAACTCATTAAAACGTTGAGTAGTCACATCGAACCGGAGACTGCTTTAAGTTCTCATGTACTTCATGGTTTGGTGGGAGATAAATATACGCTTCAATCTGTGCAAAGAGAGTGTAAGAGTCTAGTTAAAAACGCTGCAACAACTGGCATTGTAAGGATTAAGGGTAAGACAACGAAGAAGGGAGGAAACCCCGGAAACCGGTATTATAAGGCTAGTTAAAAATTGTTTGAGGGTGTCAGATATTATGTTGCAAACCTAGTTAAAATCGCTGCTATCCCTTGCGGGGGAAGAGAAGTGCTGATGTTATAAACCTCTGATGTTAACCTATAGGGGGGTTTGCAACATCGGGAGAACCCTTGCAGTACAACGCATTACAGCGGATTTAACTAGGTTAACAACATAAAGTACACACCCCCACTACGTACTTATTAGTCATATAAATATTAGTTCTTACTTACATAAGTAATAGAAATTTACTAAGGTATTGCTTTTCTAATTCACTTAAAGTACATTCGATACGTACATAAGTATAAAGCTACTAGCTCTCAAACAAATGAGTCCAACAATCACTCACGCAGAACCAGTATCTCCAAACGACGAGCTTGACTTCCTCGGCAACTTATCTTTCGGTAGAAAGCAGTTCAGTTTATCGTTTAGTGTTTTTTCTAGACAATATTCTCAACCTCAGTTAATCGCTTTAGCTAAAGAAGTTCTCGACACTAACGCACTTCACAGTTCACAGATCTCAGGATTCCAAAGAGATACGTTAAGAGATCCTAGTCCAAAGTTATTGTTTGCCTTGGGTCTAATTATGGAAGCTATCGCAAGAACTCAAGGAGTAAAAAGTTTACCCAAGGGAGTGAAGATATCAGCTACTAAGGATAACCTATGGCGAGATAAGCAATATATGAGAAATGCTGACGGTACTCCAATGGGTCCAACTGATATGTTTGCAGCTTTCGCAGGTCTCACAGACTTAGGTATCACAAGAGATAAGACAATACCAGTCAGGAAAGAGAAAGCAGTCGCCAAATCTCTAGGAAAGTATATGAGGTTAGCTCTAGCCAAAGCAGATATAGATTATGTATCTGAAATTATCAGTTTAAAGAAGAAGTCAAAGACTATCGAAAAACTCGTTATGGCTAAACCAGTATCAGGAGCAGCTATTGTTCAAGATCTACCAGCACTAGCGAAATTAGCGAATCAAGGTGAAGAAGATCTATGGGGTATAGCCATTTTGCCACTTTTAACCTAATCTACTTAGATAAGTAATTAATTAGCTGGGTTAAAATGTCAGAAACACCGATAAAGACGCGAGAGATGCGAGCAGAGCAAAAGTTACATCATTGGAATAGTCCAAAGAGGCAGCGTACTCTGAGCTTGACTGACGCAGTGTGGGAAGAGATCTCTGATCTAGCGGAAGATCATAAGATAAACCGGTCAGAGGTTATTGAAATTATTGCCCGACAAGCAAGTGATCGAAAAGAGGACTTGATAGTAAAGCGTTTGGATTTATTAACTTAATTACTTAGTTACTACTTAATCAGGTATACTAGTAGAGCCAAACATCGAGCAATTCGCTCCATTCGCAAATTCATGGGCCTACTAAGTCAAGAGTCAAAAGACGCTTTCGCAAATCGTCAAGCTAACGCCGGTTCAGGTAGTAGCAGATATTTAAAGACCAGTGAACTATCGGAAGACGGTACCCGTATCACCTTTTTAGGTGACGAAAATCATACGATTCGCGGTTACGGAACTTTTCTAGACAGGAAAGGTGGCGGTAAAATGGTTAAAATCCATACCCCAAACAAGTTATCTCTATCTGAGTTAAAGGAAAGAGCTAACGAACTTGGAGCAGTTGAGCCAACACAAGAGCAGCGCGAGTTCTATGCCTTCACTATCTATAACTACGATGCTGAAGCAATTCAAATCTTTGAATTTAATCAGGCTGGTTTAATTACCGGTATCGTTGCTTTTCTAACCGACGAGGATGTAGAGGGTAATGAAGAAGAATATGATATGAAGTTAACTAGAGCTAAGACAGGTCCAGATCCTAGAGATGTACGTTATACAGCGCTACCTGTTGCAAGTGGTAAGAGAAAGCAAAAAGAGATGAAGAAGAAGATCGAGAAAGCTTTTGATGATTTACTTGATTCTGGATATGAAATATCAGAGTTGTTTAATCCTGATGGAGATCCTTTCAAACCTGCTGTAACCTGACTTGGTTAGGTTGTATGTGCCTCGCTAATAGCGGGGCTTTTTATTTATGAAGGGATTTATCTTACAAAACCAGTCTCAAGAGTACCTGTGTAACCCGTATTTTTACGATGAGCAGTTCAATCAATTTACTGCTGACGTAAATAAGGCTAGGAAATGGACAGATCGAGATCAGGCGAACTGTGCTTGTGTGGCGTGGGAACTGATTCACAAAGAGTTAACAAATGTAATCCCCTTTCCTAAATGATTCATGGTAATTCGCAAAAGACGAGTTAAAAGGCATGAAAATAAGAAAGGTTATTCCGTTGACGGATATGACCAGTCATTTGTAGGCATCACCACCTTATTAGGTAAAACAAAAGATGAAGAATCAAAAGCAGCATTGCACCGATGGCTCAAGATCCCCGGAAATAAGGACAAGACTAAACAAGCTTGTGAGCGAGGCAGCTATGCACACCGAACTTTGGAGCAATACGGGCAAGGAATACCAGTCAACAAAGGAAGAGCCTATGCCATCTTTAAAGGCTACGTCGATCCTTTAGTTGATTGGTTCGACAACAACGTTACGGCGGTTCTGGCACAAGAACAGGCTGTATTTCACCCCGATGGCTTTGCTGGTACTTATGACCTGTTAGCGACGCTTAAAGAGCATGGTGATCAACCAGTCTTGTGCGACTACAAAACCTCTCAACGATCTCGACTAGCTAACGCAATGCTCACACATGATTATTGTTGCCAATTAGCAGCTTATTGCCTTTGTCTAGAGGAGGATAATTTACCAGTTAATCGAGCGATGCTAGTTATCTCGGTGAACGGAGAACTTGAGACGAAATACATAGGACCGGGGCCAATGAAAGCTTATCAAAATGCTTTTATGGATCGGGTTCTTGAGTACAAACAGCTTTATACACAATGAATTACCTAACTAAGTTATTTAAGCTAATTTTAAGGTATGTAAAACATA